ACAATAACAAGTGTGTTTGTAAATTCTGAGTCAACTCTTCTTGAACCTGAAATTCTCTGATTTATACCCATACCTATTTTGTCCGCTAATGTGGATGCGTTATGTTGTTTTCCACCTTTACCGTCAAATGTCATTTTACAAGGTACCGAACCAACGGAATCCCAAAGAAATAGTAAATCATATTCTAATTCACCTTTCTTCTGAGCGTCTATTAATTCATTTATGTAATCAGTAATTTGTTCTATATATTGAAATTCGTTATTGAAGAGAAAGAATCCATCATATTCGATTTCTCCTGTTTCCTCATCAACTGTTTCATCAAGATCGAGACCCATTAATTTTGCGTGTGGGAAATCCCATTTCTGTTCTGTAATTATAAAGACAGGAAGTACACCTTTTTTCTGTGCATCAACTGCGGTTTTGACAAGTGCAGTTGTTTTACCCGTATCTGAATGACCTAACATCATATTGATATGTCCCATACATGGACCTGGTAGTCCTGTCGCATCTAAAAACGCATCACCTAAATCAAAAAACTTATCAGACTTAAACTTCGCTTGTTTTGAGAACTTGGACTTAATACTTTTAAAATCTTTTTTCTTAATTGCCATATTGTGTTTTAAAATGGACCCACCCGTAGGGACCGACTAATCGGTTTTGTAGCTCCACCAGATGTTTCCATCAAACTCTTGTGGGTGGGTCCGTGTTAATTAAAATGGTAGGTTGTCGTCTACTTTTGTTGTTGCTTGTGCATCTTCTACTTCAACCTTAGGTGTCATTGCTGATCCACCAAACGTTTCTTCACCACCCATAGAAGAAATAAACTTCTTGGCGTCTTTGTCCCAAACAGGGTTTTCACCTGATGCAACTAATTGTAAGTATTCAAGAGGTTTTATTGAATAAACATCTCTCCAAGTTTGTGGATCGTTTGTCCATGCATTTGATACTTCAGGATCAGTATGTAAACCTGACTTATCTTCTTGAATGATTGAGTTGATTGTAGTGTATTCTCTTCCATTGTTTGCCTTAGTTACGGCTAACGATAGTATTAAATCTCTACCCTCAACAACATCAGTGATATCACCTTTACTTCTAATGATTGGAATAATTTTATCTAAATTACCATCACCCTTATAGTTGTGTTTAAATCTCCAAAATTTTGGACCATCTTGTTCGTTATCTCTATCAATAACTTTAACTATATAGAATTTCTTTGCTCTATAGTTTCTTGCCAAGATTTTATCATCCTCACTTCCTGTTGATAATAAACTTTGTCTAACCTCATTTAATGGAGATACCTCACCATCTTGAGATGGGTCGTAAAGTTTTAACCACTTTCCATCCACCTGTACTTCGTGGAATGCGATTTCTTGAAATGGACTTGTTCCATCAGTTGTTGGGAGAATTCTAATTCTCTTTTGTCCTGATTGTGTCCCTTTAGGTAGAATTGTTGTGAAGTACCTTTTAAGTCTTTCTTCACTTGAAATTCTGTTGCCGCCTGCGGCTGGTTGTGTGTTCTTCTCATATTGAGAAAGAATTGCATCGATTGAACTCATAATTTTAAATTTTAATTTATTAATGTTATATAAAAAAGATACATAAAAAAAGTCCAAGAGTCAACCCCTTGAACTTTATTAATTTTAAATATGTAGTATTTTTTACTTAAGTGTCAGTAAATATGATAATTTGTTAACCTGTGCCAACATTTCGTCTTTGATGTTTAGTAAATCTGTGTCTTTTGGATTTATCTCTATCTGATGTAGACTACTTCTTACCGTTTTTATCATTCCAAGTAAATCAATATCGGAAAGATTCTGAATAGATATGTGTGTTTCTTCTTCTTCTAATTTAAATCTACCGTAGATTCCCATCGCGACTTCAACAAAATTGTCAATTAAGTCGTTTAACACATTATATGTTTCCCCAAACGACACGTGTTTTGCGTGACTCTTAGTTTGCCAATGTAATACCTTAAGTTGTGATTGAACTTCAAGAAAAAATTTTACGTTACCACTCAACTTCATTTTCGTCCGGTTTTTCTTGATTAAATGAATCTCTCATTTCACCTGGATTATAATCCGATACGTCTTGTTTAGTTATAACATATTCGTTTTTACCACTTGCTTTCATATCAAGTTGTTTCTGAGAGAAAAACTCTGCAGGGTTTTGACTAAATGGGTATGAATCCAAAGATCTCATTTCAAGTCTCTCTACTGCCGTAGGTTCTTTCATGTCCTCAACCTTAGATTCTAAACCATCTATCTTAGTAATAACATTATCCATTTGAGATAATTTACTTTCCAAATCATCTAGTTTAGAAAAAAGGTCACCCATTTTACCCATTACTTGATCATTGTCTGTCTTAGAGGTATCTAAATCGTTTTTAATGTTTTTAGTCATGTTAACAAGGTCTGTGATGTCAACTTCTTCAACATCTGGTTCAATATCACCGTCAACAGGTTCATCTACAGGTGCATCACCAACAGGTTCCTCTGCAGGAATATCGTCCATAGGAATATCATCCACAGGAAGATCGTCTACAGGTGCGTCACCAACAGGTCCCTCTGCAGGAATATCATCTAAAGGAGCATCACCAACAGGTTCTTCTTGTTCTTGTATTAAATTCTTACCGTACTTATTAATACTACGGTATCTCATTAATTCTTCGTGTAGTTGTTTTTCTAAATTCATCTTTTAATCTCTTAATAATTGTCTACCGTCTTCGGTAATGTATTTTTTATTAATTCTCTCTACGAGACCATCTTTACTTTTGATTGTGTAACATTCACCAGTGTTCATATCACACACTTCTTGTTCTGTCCCCTCTTCGTTAAGGTTCTTAACCGTCTTGTTTCTTAAAAAACCATCAATTGCGGATCCTATTTTGATATTGCTCATAATATTCTTTTTATTATAAATATCAAGTTTTTACTAATTGTCCTCTTTATCGTATATTAAAATAAATAACGTCCCCTTCTTGTAGTTTTAGATCTTTCATTAACTGTTTAGATAATGCCATACCACTATAGGTTTTTTTGTCTCCAATCGTTAAAATAGATCCCCCTTCATCTGCGGGTCCCGTTATTTGTCTTGTGGCTCCCCCTGAACTATCTAATACGGAAGAACTCACAATAGTTTTAGTTATACCGTTTTTTGGATTTTTAAAATCTGTTGAAGATGCGGTAAGTAGATAATCGGACACTTGTGATGGTGTTGTATTATTTTTCTTAGTTAATTGTGGAGAATAGAAGTTTAATCTGTAAAAATTATTACTTGATTGATCTATTTCCGTGAAAGGTACTTTACTTGGTTTGACCGTAATTCCTGAAGATACCTGTGTAGGTAAAGACATATTTAGATTAGTTGGTCCGTCGAATTTAGTTACAATGGTTCTAAACCAAGTTTTGTTTTGATATTTTACTTTCTGTATTGATTGGATATTTTTATACCCATTAAATGGTACACCTAAATTAGTTACACCACTTTCTTTAAGTAGTTCTTCTCCCTCTATAATGGTACCACCCCTATCGGTCTTAAAATTACCTTCGGATGTTGATATTATTTCAGAAGTATCATTTTTAGTCTCTGATTTGATTTTAGCCAACGCACTTTTCATTATCTTATCATACATAACCCTATATGATGCAGTAAATGATTCTTTTGGGTCGGGTAAACTAGCACTCGGCATTCTAACCCCTTTAAAGTTTGTACGTATAGTGTTATTTTCAATTCTATGGGATACCTCAACAATCCAATATGCTCCCGCAAATAAAGGAACATTCTTAAGTTGGAAATACATTGTTGGTTGAATCATTACATTACCCATACATTCTACCGTACATTCATAAGATCTTACCTTATAAATGTCATATAAGTTAGTACTAACCTGCGCAACCCCCGATCCCGATTCCGATCTTGCTGTGTTCTCTAACGCAACATTACTTTCAAAAGTCTCTTTGAATTGTGATTGATCTAAACTAATTGACTTAAATATCCCTTGATTTTGGTCACCAAAACTAACCTCAAACGCAACTACCTTGTTAGAGTTTTTAAAATTTTCCTGTTCAAAGTAGTTTGGGTCTGTTATCAGTACGGGGTTATTATTCACATCTCCCACATTAAATGTGTCATTCTTGTATTTGTAATCTTTACTAATTGTCGACGTATCAATATGTGATGATGGTTTACCAACATACTGAACAATCATTTTAGGTGTAGAATGTTCAACATCCACATCTAAAAATTTACCGAATAGTAGTGACGCAACCTCTTCTGATTTTTTGACCTTTGTTTTACCCGATCGATTACCATAAAAATTAACATATGCAGGGAGAGGTCTAAAATCTAAATTATTTCTTGATAACATCTGAGAGATGACATTATATAACTTTAAGTTTTGACTTTCTGCTAGTTCAAATACTTGAAGTCTTTTTACGTCGTAAAATAAATCATCCCCAATATCTTTATTCGCCTTATCTAAAAATAAAAACTCTTCCATTAGTAATCTTTGACCTATTGAATTTCCTGAAGACCACCTATCATTAAAAAGTTTAAACATACTGTACGTTTCCAATTTTAGTGGGTCCATACCAAATGTTCTTAGTACACCTAAGTTATTATTTCTGTCTTTACTTCTTTTTAATTGTGGGAACTGACTTAATAGTCCGGTCATAAAAGATGTAAATCTTTTTTCAAACGGTAGTACAATTACATTATTTAGATATTCAGAGAATTCTGTTTTATCCGCATTACCTCCATTCGCCCTATAACCCGCATATATTTGAATTATTGACCTGTAGTGTAGTACATTATCCTCATTTAGTATCATATCACTTATTGGGAAAAATTCCGAATAATATCCGTCCATATCTTCCCCAAGATATAATTCAATATATTTTGAGTTGTTCGTTAGTTGTGATGATTCATATCCTCTATCGTATGTTCTATCACCTGTAACTGTATATAACTTAATTGCATTTAGGTTTAATTCTTTGGGGTTTGCCAAAGTTAATTGTACTAGGTTTTTAGAATCAACTATCACCT